TAAAATAAGAATCAATAACTAAATTTTAAAATTATGAGCTTAAATGTATCAGCTTTAAATGACTTTAACAACGAAGTAGCCGGAGAGTTAATCGTTAGACAAGTTATGGAAGGCCAGACAACTTCGATTTTGCCTGTAAAAACTGGGATAAAGCACCAAGAACCTTTAAATCTATTTGATGTAGATCTTCAAATACAAGGAGGAACTTGTGTAAGTACACCATCTGGAAGCATGATTGCTACACAGAGGAATATAACAGTGACACCAAGAACATCTTTTGACGGACTATGTCTTAAGGATCTGGACACTAAGTATTTAGGGATTTCAGCATTACAGCCAGGATCATACAACGAAACATTTGCCTTAGCAAACGCATACGGTGAAATGTTAACAAATCAGTTCGCTAAAAAGAACGATCAGTTCCTATGGAACACAAACACAGGATCTGCAGCAGGTCTTGGATATTTAACTTCAGGATCTAACACAGGAGTAGTAACTCCAGGAGCAGCAAACATTCCTTTTGTATCTGCAGACGCACTTTTAGTAATCGATACTCTTATCGATAACTTAGATGCTGATGTAGCAGATAGAGACGACTTAACTGTTTGGATGTCTGTAACTAACTTCAGAAAATATGTTACAGCGCTTAGATCTGCTAACAATTTTTATTTCGATCCAGGATCAATAACTAACAGATCAGGAATCTTAAGCATGGCTTATCCATTCCAAAATGTTAAAGTTGTTGGAACAACTGGTCTACAGGGATCTGATAGAGTTTGTTTAATGCCAGATGCTTATGCAGTGGTAGGAACAGACCTTGAATCAGATTTAACTGAATTCCAATTATGGTATGACATCAACTCCGACCAATTACGTCACAGAATTGCAACGAAATTAGGAGTACAGGTAGCATACCCGGAATACATAGTTAGCAATAACAGAAATTAATAACCTTAACTAAAACTTAACTTATGAGCGCAAATTGTCAAATTACGAGCGGTAGAACACTTCCCTGTAGAGATAGCTTGGGAGGTATAAAGAACATTTATATCTTATCAGGTTCTGTAGCTGGAGTAACTGCTGCAAGTGGTGCTATATCAGACATTTCTGGTTCAGGGATTTTTTATAAATTCCAACTGGAAAAAGGAGTGGGAAGTTGGGCGGAGACGCCAACACCATCTCTTGAGAATGGAACGATATACTATGAAGAAGCTATAGAAGTTTCTTTCCACAAAATGGACGCTGCACTAAGAAATCAAGTTAAGGTGCTTGGAGAAAATACTACAATGAGAATTGTAGTTGAAACCGAGCAAGCATCAACAGATTATTCAGGCCGATTCTTTTATGTCGGTGAAAACAGAGGATGTTATTTAACAGCAGGATCTGGTAATACCGGAGTCGCATTAGGCGATTCCAATGCCTACAGTCTGACCCTTAGCGGTCAGGAACCTTTCCCTTGCCAAGAAGTAACAACAACTGGTAACCTTACGGATGCCTTAACTGGTATAACTGTCAGCTAAAAACCAATAAAGAGAAAGAGGTAGATATATTTCTGCCTCAACTCTCTTTTATTTAAAAAATATATGATTCAGTTAAATAAAAGCCAAGCTATAAATACGGTAACTCTGTATCCAGAGTCTTCCTCTATATATGCTGCTTCAACTGCATCACAATTTACTTTTACAGTAACACAGAGCTTAAATCAGAACACAAGCTCGTTTACAGGGGAACTTGTAAACACACCCACAACGCTTAATCCAAGATTAACGTTTAACATTTCTGCATCAAAGTTACCTTCCAATACCGGACAATATCAGGTAACATTATCAGAGGCAGAATTAGAAGCTCAGACATGGGGTGGTTTTGCAGAGAAATGGATTCTTGCAGACACTTTATGGTCTCAAGCTTTAGGAATTACAGGAAGCAGGGTGATTGATCACGATAGAGCATGGATAAGCGGATCAAATGACCCTATTTTTGATAACTATATAAGTTCAAACGAACAAGGATATTATACAACATATAATGGATAAAGAAAACAAAAAACTACATTTTGCACAGATACCAAGAACGAAGAATGACTGGTTATCTTATAAAGAAAAATCTTCTGATGATTATATAAAATCAGGTGAAGATAACTTATTTCCTCAGCATCTTATACAGCTATACAACAGATCATCTGTTCATGCAGCTTGTGTAAATGCCGTAACTGAAGCTATCATAGGTGGAGGTTTAAAAGCAAATGAGGAGGCTTTTTTAGAGAAAGCTAACAAAAAAGAAACATGGAACGATATATTTAGGAAAGCATCAGCAGATTATTATTTACAGGGAGCTTTTGCTCTTGAAATAATCTGGTCTTTAGATAGATCAAGAATTGCTGAGGTCTATCACATAGACTTTTCTCAAGTAAGAGCAGCAGACAAAGATAGAAGAGGTCATATTCCTGGATATTATATCTCAACAAACTGGAAGCAGAGTACAAGAACAACCAACGATGAGGTAGAGTACTTATGTAGCTTTGATAAAGATAAAGCTAAGGAACATCCAAATCAGATATACGTTTCACACAAATACAGGGCCGGGCAGCAATTTTATCCACTTCCTGTATATAACGGAGCTCTTAAGATAATTGAACTGGATTGCGAAATTGACACGTTTCACGTTTCAAACATAAAGAATGGTTTAGCACCATCTCTTGCAATAACAACATATATGAACGGATCAGACGATGATGTATCAGCTGTTGAACAAATGTTAAGAGCAAACTATGGAGGAGCAGACAATGCAGGATCCTTGCTGTATATGGATCTTGATTCTCCAGAAAACAAACCCGACATAACACCTATACCTCAGAATGGAGCGGATAACTATTATTCAGCTATCAATGATATGTCCATGCAAAAGATCTTAACCGCTCACAGGATAACTTCTCCTATGATGTTAGGAATTAAAGAGAGCGGACAATTGGGTGGAAGAGATGAAGTTATAGATGCTTACCTATTGTTTAGCAATATGGTAATTGAACCATATCAACAAGATATTTTAAGATGCTTTGAAATGATACTTGAGGTTAACTACCCCGGTATTGTTATCGGAGTTGAATCTAAAAGACTTTATGAAGATGGAGATGTAGAAGAAGAAGTAATCACATCTGTTGAAGTATCAGACAAAGACGACGAACAAATAAATCAAGACACGAATGACTCAAATCTTTTTGATATCGGAGACAAAGCTTAGAACTTTCTCAGATATAAACAACAACGTTGACTCAGAACTTATCAAGAATGCCATCAGGGAGGCACAAGATATTTCTTTACAATCAACACTTGGAACATTACTTTACGAAAAACTTTTAAACCTTGTAGATACAGGTGACATAACAGATTCATCATACAGTGTATACAAAACTCTTCTTGATACTTACGTTCAAGATGTTCTTCTATATGCAGCATACTGGTATTCACTTGATGCAATATATCTTAGACCAAGAAACAACGGACTTATACAGCCAAATGGTGGAGAAAACTCTTTAGAGGTAGATATGCAATACTACAACATGAAAAGAAGGTCTGTTCAAAACAAGTTAGAATACTATAACGAAAGACTAACAAATTACCTTATCGAAGAACAAGCTTCATATCCGGAGCTAAACGAATCAAACAAGCTTTATGAACAAAATCCAGACTACTCTTCTAAATATGGAGCACCTTTTGTTTTTAACCAAGGAGTAAGAAATGCACAAGAGTTTTTAAAGAGAGGTTATCCAGTTTACGATTCAAGATATCCACAGTATCCTCAAAACTTTGCATCAAACACCATAACCTTACCAAAATAAACTACTCATGGGATTAGACTTAACCAATCAATTTATAAACCAAACATTTCAGAAGATCACACAGATCTCTGGTTCTGATTTAACTGACGGAACTGGATCTTTAATAACAAATTTAAACGTAACAGCTTCACAAGCTACCTCAGCTTCTTACGCAGTTTCAGCTTCTTATGCTGTAAGTGCCTCTGTTGAGATAATCAAAGAAGTAAGTTCATCTTATGCAGATACAGCAGGTATAGCAGATGCAGTAAGTGGAAGTAATGTAGTAGGTACAGTTGATAATGCAATTTCAGCTTCTTATGCAACAACTGCTTCTTATGCATTAAATACAGAACACGTAAGTGCTTCTTACGCATTAAGTGCCTCACATGCAAACAATGCAGATACAGCTACATCAGCCTCACACGCAGTAAGAGCAGATGGTAGTGGAACAGCCGAAGACTTAATCATAACAGTTAAGAATGTACAAGCTTCAACAATCGCTGCAGGAGTACCAGTATATTCCAATGGAGTTACAGGAGAGAATGTAAATGTATTGACAGCTTCTAATGATAGTTCGGCAACAATGCCGGCAATAGGTATAACACAAACATCGATTAATGCAAATGGAAATGGAGTAGTTGTT